ACAACATAAAAAAGTCCGGGCAGTTACCCAGACTTTAGTTGTAATCTTTTTCAATTTACTAGTACTGTAATATAGCGTAATCGTATACTATGTCCATATTGATTGTCATCGGATCTGATTCAGAAGTCCAGTCACCTTCGCCAAAATCAGCTTTAGAGCACCAAGCTCCTTTAAGTGTCCATTCTTCTACTTTATCGCCAACAGGTCCTAGAGTATTATATGTAATATCTTTTTTGTAAAAATCAGAATATCCATCTCTACCAGTAACAGATTCGTGAGAAAGTCTAATCCACTCCATCACTTGCTGAGCACCAGAAGGAACTATCGGATCATAAAGTTCTACACCGGATAGTGGAGTCCATTTAGATTTTCCTTTTGTGTACCTTTGAACGTTAATATGATCAAGAGTAACAGTAGCAGATTCTATACTAGGTCTTGGTGACTTTTTAATCAAAAACGAAGCAATTCCAGCAATATAGAATATAAACCTCATTTTGAGCTTTGGCTCAAATGAAGTAAACATAGCTTCATCTGGTTGAATTAAATTGGGCATGTAAGTCTCCTCATTGTGTGTTTTAATTATTTATAATAAATATCTCAATTGTTTAAAAAAAGGGGGTATATTTCAACCCCCTTGGCATTTTTAATCAGTTGGGAATGCAGCTCCAGTAGGTAAAATATTGAAATCTAGTAATATAAATTCAGCTGTCTTTGCCGGCTGTAAATATATTGCACCTTTCATCTGGTTTCTATCAATAACATCTGGTGTGTTATTAGTTTCATCCATTACTACCTTGAATGCATATAATCCTTGTCTTTGCTGAATTGATTCAAAGTAAGGGTTAACGATATTTAAGAATCTATTCCTTGTTACTCCAGTGTTCTGTTCAAATACTAAATATTTAGTAGATGATGCAACAAACTTCTTAGCAGCAATTAATAATCTTCTTACGTTAATTCTATCTAATGCTGAAGATTTAACTTGAAGTGTTTTCTGACCCCAAACAACAAACCCTTGATTTGGGAATGAAGCGATAGGATTAATTCTACCTTCATATAAATCATCTCTATCAGATTGAGTAACTCTATCATAAGCATCGATAACTTCTGTTAATCCACCTCTGTTTAATCCAGCAGGAGCGAACCATTCATAAGCTACTTTATCGTTATATGCAATAACTCCACCAAGTACTACAGATGGTGGTACCCATACTGGCTTATTTATAGAAGTATCAAGTATTTTTACCCAAGGATAATAAGCAGCAGCATAAGAACTATCAATTGGATCAACTGTGTTGATAACTGAAGCAATTGAAGATTCTAATTTTGAAGGATCCATTACGTAGAATGCATCTCCTCTAGCTTCACAAAGATCAATGGCCTTTTGTGATACTGAGCTATGAGCTTCTCTAATGATTCCTGGTAACAATAACATGTTGAAATCATAAAGATCTTGGTTTTCTAATGCATCTAATGCTTTATTATAAGCCAATGTACCATCAGCACCATTAGTAGAAACATCAAATCCAAAAGTATTTACACCTGTTATATCTTTACCTCTTTTAACCAATCTTGCTGGGTCTAAGCCATCAAATCCATCCTGTAAAGGAATAACGAATTTTCTAGCATCTGTTGTTACAGCTGAAGATGATAAAGAAACACCTGGAGTAGAAGAACTAGGGTGAGCTAAATAAGAACCTAAATCAAAATTAGCATTGTTACCTACCGCAGATGATGCTGGTAAAGGTTTCAAGTAATTAAGGTTATCGTTGCTTCCTGGATTCGTTATATTATTAAAATCAAATCCGTAGAATACTTTCTTATTATAAGCACTGTCACTTATTTGTTCAGTAACAATAGAAGCTGTTGGCATTGTTGCAGCTAAAGGCTGTTTTACGCTTGTGAATCCATAAGGTACCAATGTTCCTGCATAAGATTTAAACTTAACGTTATCGTCAACTTCAAGTCTTATATACTTTGAAATATTAGTCCAATCACCATTTACTTTAAGTTTTCCACTGGCATCTAATTCGTAATATTTATCACCAATTCTTCTAGCAACATAGTTAGCTGAATCTGGATTTAAATTACAATTAGCATAAGTTTCTAAAACTCTTGTTACTTTGTCAGTATCATCATATTCTCTTAATACTAAAGTAAAAGAACCATAATCAGAATTAGCTAATTCAGAAGCAAATCTTACATTAGAAATACCAATTTTAAATTGATGGTTCATTGAAGTACCATGACCTAATGTATGAATTCTAAATAAAGGATCTGAAGATCCACCTATAGTTTGAGATCTAACCCATGGAGTAGATGCACATCTATATGTACCTTCTGTACTACCTTTAAGATCTAAAGCTGCAGCTGAAGCCGAAACTAATGCATTAGCATCTGAAGCCAAAGCTTCTGTAAGATAGCTTTCAAATAAACTATACGTATAAGCTCTATCTACAGATTTAGATGGAGAATAGTTACCACTTCCATCGTTAGTTCCTTTTCTTGGTCCAGTACCTAAAACATCAGATATGAAATTTTGTGAAGTTGGATCAAGCGAAGCAGATACAGAATCACTCTGTGGTCCTGAACCTGTAATTGTTAAAATAAAATTTGAAGCAGTTGCTGGTGATGCAGCAGCTCCTGATTTAGAAGCATAAGTTCCTATGAACTCAGTGTCTATTGAATTGTGGCTATGATGTAACATACCAACTGTTACATAACCTGTGGCTAGTGAAGATGATACTTTTAACTCTATCACTGGTCCTTCGTATCCACTTACTCCAAGTATACGAATGACTGTTACTGTTCCTGCATTTCTGAGGTAGTTTCTAACCGTATAGGGAACATATGAATCCTCCCAATCACCGCCAAATTCAGCTTCGAAATCATCGTAGCTTGTTAGGACAGTAGGCCAAAATGCCTTACCTTTTTTTGTAGGTCCAATAATAGCGGCACCTATATCACCAATACCTTGAGGTAAAAATGAAAGGTCATTCTCTTGAGTGAAAACTCCGGCACTTACAATTTTTTCTGCCATTAAGATTCTCCGTTATATTTTTAATGAAATTTACTATGAAAAATGAGCATA